TGGTTTCTGAAGTGGTGTATTCTGGCTCGTATGCCTCCTCAAACTTACGATTAAGGTTTGCACCATACTTAATGCCTATCTTCTTTGCAGCGTTCTTAATAGCTTCTGCATAGGCTTTCGGTGCATTCATCTGGAGTGCATTCTTTTTCTTTGTTTCGTTAAACTGTGCAAGGTTTGCGCCTGAATCCTGCATGATTTGAACCGCACCTAATCCATCATAGTTCATCCATTGCATAATGATTGGGTGAAATACTTTGATTCGGGCAGATACGATGTACTCGTTTAACTCCCTGCGTTCAGATAGTATTTCATACTGAACTAACCCAGCAAAATCTTGTCTTAGTTGGTTTTCAATTATCCCAATCGGGATGTAATTTGCCTTGCCATCTGGTGTCTTTTGTAGCCAATTCTCGCTTGGCTCGGTGTTTAGTTTGGTGGTTAGCTTCTCAACTACACAATGAGTGGATGTTCGTGGTTTATGTTTGATAGTTATTCTGGGAGGGCCGATGTGGATGCACAATGCAGGCCAATCTTTGTAGTCTTTCATATTGCAAATATAATAGTATTATTTAAAATGGCAAATATTCTTTTTGAACTTCCACATAAGTAAGTGGATATGTACGCTTTTTTAGACTGCTAAGGCTTCTGAATTTCCTGTCTATATAATACCCTTTGCACTCTATACCTTTGCTCTTTTTTACTTGCATTTTTAATTGTTTTCGGTATTGCATCCGCTTGCCAAAGTTGGTCATTACCCAGAGTTCATTACCACTAAAATAATGATTTGGCAGATTCTTGATTCCGTGTGTAACTATTAGCATACTTCTTACATTAGTAGCGTGTATCCAGTAGTTAGCACCAAGCCTATGACAGACAAAAAAGAAATACCGCAACACGAGGCAATGGATACTATATTAAGGTATCTAATTGACAACAAATCTGACAGACCAATCCATTCGCATACCATTTGGAAAGAGGTGTATCCAGACCAAGAAGAAGAAATTGTGTATTTCTTGCTTAGGAAAATCATGACCACAGCAGACGATATTGTTATAACACATATTCGCAGTATTGAAACACACAATTTTGAAGTGTTTTTCGAAGCTAATGCCATAACAAAAAGATATTTAGAAGAGCAGGGCGGTTTTACCAAGCAATACTTACGTGAACAAGCAGACAAAATTGAACAAATTCGTATAGACACTTTACAAACAGAAAAGTTAGAATCAGAAGTAGATATTATTAGATTCCAAAGGGGCTTGGGTAAGCGGCTGACAATTTGGGGTGTTATCTTGACTGCCATTTCAATTTTAGTTTCGTTTCTGACCAGCTTGTATCAGACACAGCCGACACGTAATTTGGAAAATGAAGTATCTCTTTTGAAAAAGAAACTTGACTCCGTAACCTATAGTTTACAACAGACAACGCTACAATTACAGAACATAGAATTGCAATTATCGAAAGACACACTATCATCGAATTAATATATTGATTTAGCAACGACAAATGAGAAGAAGGCCAGGTGCTAACACACGCCTTGCGCCATTGCCGGTAACTACTTAATTTTATGTTTATTCTACGCATATATATTTTATTTTTGGTTGACAATTAATCCTCACGCAATCGGCAACGGTCGCAAGGCGTGGGAACGTTACATTTCCGTTATCTCACCACCATCTTCCATATATTGCCTGATAATATCCTCATATTGTCGCATATCTAACTCATCAAATGGGATGCTTCCAGAATATTGGATGTGCAATCCGCTTGGCTCAAATCTATCCTCTACCCAATTAATAGGGTTGGTGTAATAGTAATCTTCAATCCTCCATACAGGTATCATACAGGTCTGCAAATCGCCTCCATTAACGCAGTATTCTACTTCAATTAAGGCCTTGTCGGTGTGTGTGTCAATTATGTCTATCATAGTTTTTTCAGTTTTAAAAGTTCTGTTTCCCAATCTTCCACCCAGTGCATCATATTGGTGTTGTCAAATACCGCAATGAGTTTCTCTAATGCTTTAATTCTATACCAAGTCGGAAGTTCCTTATCATATTTGGCAGTCGCACCCAAAAATCCAACAATGTTATAAAGTTCCTGCGTTTGCTCAATGTTCTTATTTAATGGCTTGCCATCAATAGCTTGAAGTTGGAAGTCGGCAGCATAGGCATACTCATCTGCAAGAATCTGTTTTGCCTCAACTAAGGTGTTTGCACCAATATCAATCGGAGTTTGTCCGTAATGTGCGAATGAATATACTTTCATAATGCACCCCTCCCTTTATTAAATTCATCTTTGTCATCTATATCAAACAAACCTTTGATTGCAGATATGCAGATAAACACATATCCAATGACTAAGGCTAATAACATGACACTATCCATAGCATCAAGTTTGGCCATAAACTCGCTGATTTGTTTCATAGCTTTATCCCTTCCGATTTTAGTTTTTCAATGATAGCCATTTCAACAAGGTCGCTTAGGGTTATAAATCCTTCACTTGCTAATCTTTGACTATTAAGTTTTAGCTGAAGCCTTTGTAGTGCATCTGGAATCTGATTCGAGATGTAAAACGTTGAGTTTTTCTTCTTTGATTTCATTTTTATTTAATAAAGATGTTGTATAAAATAGTGTCAAGATTTGCACCGATGTAAACCCATGCCCAAAACAAGATTATGTTTATAGCATAGCGGATGATAGTTTTTGTTTTCATATTGTTTCGTTTTGATGAAGCAAAGATAAATAGATTTATTTAAAATACAATAGTATTATTATAAAAAAGAGCAAAAAATATGTAACTTATTGATAATCAACTACAATAATTTTATTTTTTTGTTAGGTAAAAACCTAAAATTAGACCCAAAATGAAGATAATAAGCAGAGGAAACCTGTACTCTTTGGCAAGTTGCCAGAATGAAGGCCGTTTATTTTGTGTAGGAACGCTTATCTCCTTTGATATGTATATTGTATCGCCTTCGCATTCTCCGTTTATGTATACGCTATCTCTGACCTTTCTATATACAATCTTTAACTTGTCCTTGAATATAGTAACTGAGTCCACAGATTCGTGGAAGATAGTATCAGTCCTGACTGTTTCTGTCCTGATTGTATCATGCACCATGATTTTTAGTGTATCTGGAGTGCAATATTTCTTTTGCATCCTTTCCCTGTATGCAGCGCATGAGGTTAAACTAAAATAAACCCACACAATCAATGCGGTTATCAGCAGCCATTTAATTTTTCTTGCCATATACTTTTATTCTTATTTCTTTTCTTACTTGTTTCAACTGCCATTCAAGGTCTTTTTTCAGTTCCATCAACTGCTCTAAGGTGAGGTCTTTTAATTCCATTGTGCAAATTTAAGCATATCTTGCCGTAATATATATATCAAGTTTTGGACAATAAGATTTTCTTATCCTGCCAGAAACTAAATCTCTAATCTTGCACAAACCTGCCTTTGTGCCTGCAAATAATTCTACTGCTGCTCTCTTTTGGCTCGGATAGGTTGCAATGAGTTCTTTTTTTTCAATGTCATATATCTTGACTGGTGTTTCTTTTATTTCTATCATATTCTTATTTATTTATCATAACAACTCCTTTATGCAGGAAGGGGAGGTTAGCCTTACTACATTTGAAATATAACCTTTTAAAGAAAACAGGTCATAAATCTATACAAAAAGAATAAACACTACCACGTTGTTAAATGGTCGTTATGCAGCGAACTTTATGTTTGTTAATCAACTCCCTTCCTGCCCACGTTGATAGGATTAATCAGAGCGTGGTTTTACTTTTACAAACACAGTTTATTCTTTTCCGTTGTTTTTGTTTGCAGGTTGTGTTTTCTTACCCTGACAGGAAGTACAATTCATACAACTCCCCCATGTATGTCTTGTTGTTATGCAGCTATAAAAAGGAAAAAGGCCGCAGGAGAGAGTCTGCAAGCCTTTTATATTTCTAATCAAAAGAAAAGTTCAAAGCAATCAGTTGTCTCTCTCTAAACAACAAAGCAAAGATATATATATTTTCTGAATAAACAAATAAAAGTTATAAACAAAAAAGAGGCCGACATTGCTGCCGACCCCACAAAACTGATAATATGAAAGAAACTTACGCTACAAATGTAATCAATCTTTGTTAGGTAGTTTATCAAACTTATTAACAATATCAATATATTTTGCCTTCAATAATTGTTTTCTGCATTACCTTATAATCTCCCTGCTTATCTATTTGCAGATGTATAAAACCATGCGACCAGTTATTATGTGCGCCCATATATGCAGGAAACAGGTCACAAAGGCATCCACTCGAATAACATGAATATGGTTGCTCTCCAAAGTTCTTACCCATATCTTTGGTTTCCCGATGGAAGTGGTTAATGATTGCAGACTTATTTAGCTTTAACCTTGCTGACCTTGCTGGGTTTACCCCTCCAGAGGTAAGGCCGATTTCGTGTCCGTGAAATATAGCCATGTGCTTGCCTGCATAAATAACCTGTTTATCGTAAACCAAATGTATATTTAAGCTAACCAACTGCAATAAATCTTCTAACTTAGTGCCTTCAATATCCATCAACTCTGGTGCTTTCTGCATAATCCACTTTTCATAGCGGATGTCGTGGTTTCCAAGTTTGTAAACTATGTGTTTATTCGGGAACATTGCCCTCAGCCCTTTTAAAAATGTTCTGGCAGTATCTAATTCATAACTGACACTTCGCTTCCTTAAGTCTTTTTCGTGTCGGCTAATCAAAGAAAAATCAATTAAATCGCCATTGATTATGATTGTGTCCACATCCTGTTCCAATCCATATTCCAATGCAGCAAATAATGCGGTGTCATCGTGGTATGGGATATGAATATCTCCAATGATGAGAATGTTTTTACTTGCAGTTGGCAAATGATATGGCTCTTTCTTTTCCGTTTCGCCTTTTGGCAAGTCTTTTTTTAACTTGTCAAGTTCTGCCCGGAAGTCTTTGTGCAATACCTCTCTGCTTCTGTCGCCAAGTGAGCCTTTTAAAACTCTGATTTGAGTTCTTGCCTGCTCGACTGATAAATAAAACTTTGGGTACTTTTTAACAAATGCTTTGGCAAGGGTTAAATGCGGAGTGTTTGGGAATTTTAGCACCATTTCCTTGAGTGCAATTAGGTGAGGCTTTTCATTCTTCCTCTTTTTGGTTTGCGTCATATATGTTTTTTAAGGAGTTGTAGCATAGTTCAATGGCCATTCGCCTTATCTCAATGACCCTATCTCGTTCCTTCTTGCTCATCATAGCAGTATCAATGGAATCAACCATTGCGAATGCGTTATAGGCTGCACCTATTATTTCAGAATCACTCTCACTATACACACCCTCAAATTCCAACTCATCTTCAGAGTCTGGTGTATTTGGTGTTTCCATTTACTTTAATTGCTTTAAGTATTTGATTCCTGTTGCCTGTTTTCCGATATGAAACGTGAACCCAATCTGGGTTAAAATCATTGCCAAATTCCCAGATTAATTGGTCAAATTTACAATTCATTCTAATATAGTCAAAGATTATCCTGTTGTTCAGATTGTTCTGACTATCAATATCCACAGAGCATCCTTCCATGTGGTCAGATGTCGCACTCCCACCAATGGCACGATTCAAACGTCTGCACCTGTAAAATGATGAAATAAAAAATTGATGTGGTATCTTGTCGAGAATATTTTTACACACTTCCGTTGCGTTATCAATTATTCTCTGCTCTGGCTCAAATTGTTCTGTAAATCCCTTGCGTGTTGCCGTATCGCTTCGGGTTATATCTTGTAAGGAAAATTTATCACTAATTCTCATCAGCCAGTAAGTTACCTAATTCATTAACTATTGCACCTGCAACAAGCATCCAGAATCCTGCCTGTGCATGGTCTGTAAAATATGCACTACCTGCACATACACCAACAATTGATTTAAGTGCCAATAACCATTTTTTTACGTTCTTAGGAGTTGGTTCTAAGTATGCTTTCCAGAGTTTTAACCCCATATTTTTTTAGCATAATACCATATAGCAAGTGAACCTGATATGATTGCTATCAGGCCAGCAACCGCACTTATTATAGGTTGATATGATGTGGCTAAATGTGCTAATGCACTTGTTCCACTTACAACTGTCAACGTATCTGCTATACTATCGTTAAAGTGTTTCATCTCCCTTGTCCTCTGTATTCTTTGAATGATTCGTGTTTGTTTATTTTCCTTTTAGCAATACCATGTTTCTTTTTGCCAAAGGATTTCTTTACGTTCTGTTTAGTTACTTTTGCCATTATGATAATGGTGGACTTGGTGGTGGAACATAGTTAGCAGTTGGCAAATCTTTTACCCACATAAATTCAGGATTGACACATCCATCTACTTCACCTTCAAAAATGAAGTAAACCCCATTAATGTCTTTAACTGGGTTGAAGTAAGAATCAGGTGCATACCATTGACCTTTTAATTCTTTTGCTTGAGTGTTTGTTAATTTATATCCTATCATACGTTACGAGATAATTTAGTTTGAAATGCTTGAACTGCGGTGTAAAAGTTATCAATTTCTGTTTGGGTTAATGAACTACCTATAAAATTAAAAGCAGTTTGTCTATCACTATATAGATATAGCGTATTGCCAGAAGATGGATTTAAACCACCTATATAAATGTTTAAATTACTTATTGTACCAATAGATTCAGTTTCACTTACATTTATAGTTATATCGCCTCTCTTATATTGTCTTTGAACTCCTGAATCCCTCACAACAGAATAAAAACCTTTAGAATCTGTATTAGTAGAGCCAGTACCTATTATTGAAGCAGCTAATGCACATCCATAGTATGTAGAACCACCAAATGAAGAATATATTAACATACCACTACTTGCAGTATTTGTTCCTCCTGCACCCATATCACCAGAATTGCTTGAACTATCTGTTCTGATATAAGCACCAATCGATGCACTTGATACAGAATCAAATCCATTTAACTGACTAAAATAAGTATCAGCATAAGCATTACTTCCATTAGGCAAAGCACCATTTGAACTGTGTGTCCATCCTCCATTAAATGATAACCTAAATGCAGCATCAAGGTCTCTTGGGTCTTTAAGGTTGTATTTATGTGTAGTTGCAGTTCCACCAACAAAAGGATAAATGGCTTTCATTTTTGTCCAAATGCCATAACCTTTCATATCAACAACCAACGTATTGATAGCTTGTTGTTGTGTAGCATCAGTTATGCCTGCTGCCGTTATGAAGGCTTGTGCATCTGCATCAAAACCACCATAAACTCTCGGGCCAACTTTTGGAAACTTCCCTATCATAGATAAGCTATTACGCTACCAGAAGTTAATGTTACTTTTGTAATTTTTTGTGTTGGGTCAGTCGGCAAATACATGCCTGCCTTTACTGTCTTAGCAGATAAACCTTTGCTTGACAATACCGAAACACCGCCAATTTCAAGTTCAGAAAATACCGCATCCTCATTGATTACCAATGATTCCCAATAGCCATTGTTTGCACCTGTGCCAGTTAGCAGAACAAATCCGCCATTTCCACTTATTTTATCAATTCCTGTTGCCATGATTATTTTTTATTAAATAGATAAATTTCAATTATTTGCTCGGAACAGAACATCTATCCCTTGTCTGTGCAAGTTCAAAGTTTAAGGTCATGCGCCATCCGTTTACGATGTCAGGATAGGCTTCTCTTACAGGCTCAAGGCTTACATTTTGCTGAATAAGAAAATAATTCTCATTGTCTGGGTTGCTCATCATTGCATATAAATCCTGCGCAATGGATAAACAATCCGAGAAAGTATCTCTTATATTGTCCTCGTTTGTTCTTTGTATGTCCAACACCTGTATAACCATAGGCAATACCAATGTTTTGTCCGAGATTGTAGCAGGTGCAATGTTTGCCACCACTAATGGATATAACTCTTGCTGAGTTGATATCTCACTGTCCTCTCCGAACAGAAAACTTGCTATCTGGGCATGCTGACCGCAGGCTTCTTCTATAAGGTTTAATATCTTGTTTAGCGTTGTGTATTGCATTTAAATATTTATAAAGTTTCTCTATGTTGGATTTATGTACGCCTTTCATATTAGCACCAATAACAAGGTTTGCGAGCCATCAATGGTGAGTGTGGAATGCTTCTAAAATTGTAATCTCCTTCACAACATCCATCGCCATCCAACACCATACCCGAATTATAGTTATTCATCTTAGCTAAGAAGGTATCAATCTCCACATTTGGTTGGTTTAAGAATAAAGGATATTGTTCTTCGTTAGCCAACAAATATTTGGTTAATCTCTGGGCATATTCCTGTGCGTTGTTTGTTGCCTCGTTCTTAATGTATATCAACTCATCCAAAGAGGCAGGATTCATATTGTCTGCATTCTGCACCCCAACTGCCTTGTTAAACATCTTATATGTCATGTGAATAAGCAACTCTGCCCTTGTGTACCAAATCATGCAAGGAGTGATGTATAGGTCAAGCAATGTTTTATTCAATGCTGACACATTATTTACCCTCACTTGGTCTATTATCTCATTGAATAGAGATGTGCCTAATATAGGTAAAATATAGAAGTTCTGAACGTGATAGATAGTTGGTGTAACAACCTTCATATCCACGTTGTCCTGCAATACACTATTTTCTTTTAATGTCGCTTCACTTAGAAGCATTACTTTTACTGCCATTATCTTGCTCTTTTAACTAATTCTTGTTTCCAGATATGCCTGCAATAAGGCACATTTACATCCATATTCGGGTCATGATACCAACCGCCCCTCATTTTAAACGCATCATAATTTGGTATATCGTATAACTGCCCCAAATCCCTGCTAATATTATCAATGTCCTCCCTGCTAAAATAACGTGGGTTGCTTATCATTGCTCTGCAAAAATCCCTTGACTTTCCACCTGGTTTCAATGCAGGTGCATCTGGTCTTAATTCATATCTGTATCTAATAAACAACTGCTCAAAGTCAGGAACTTTTTTTTTATCGCCTTTGTTGGTCAGGCTTATGCCCTTGTCTGATAGCTTTATTAAACCTTCAGCAGTCAGGGTTTCAAGTGCATCATCAATCTTTGTTTTATCCGTGTCAAATATCTTAACCAAATCTTCTGCCGTTACATCTGGAGTCTTTTTGATAATATCCAAAACACCTTCTTCCAACTTAGATAAAAATTCTTGCCTTGATGCAATAAACTTTTTTGTCTTTACTGATACAAAGTTTTCAATCGGCTCACCATATTTGGAGAATACAGAATAGTCCAACTCATCATTTTGCTTCTTTGGTTCTGCAAATGTCTGTGTAGGTTGTGCAGTTTTAGATTGGTTAACTGTCAACTGACCTTGCTCAAGTGGTTTGCGCCCGATAATCTCACGCATCTCATCTTGAGTTAATAAGTCAAGTAAGATAGTTTCACCAACTGAAGCCATTACTGGCTCAACTTTCTTAATCTGTAACTTGCCTTTAACAGGTGCAAAAATGTTATAAATCTTTTCCTGTATTTCCTGTTTTGGCGAAATATATTTGTTTTGAAATAAATGAAAAGCATCAATCATTTCATTCCTACCACCCAACTGGCCTTCAACTCTTACACCAAAAAGCATAGGTGATACCACCTTATGACCTACAAATATTTCCTCTTGTATTGTTTTGTTTAATGCCTCATATCGCTTGTCAAAGTCATCGCCATTTAATGTGATTACATCTGGCACTCGGTTAGGGTCATCAACAAAGTCAACAACCATACTTCCTGCTGAATCTGTATTGGTAAACTTTGCCTTTAATTGTCTTTCGGTTTTCTTCATCTCATCTGATGAAGGCACTCCGTTCTTGAACACAATCATCTTAGAGCCTTTGAATCCGTTCTGAATCTCGGCCCTATGGAAGTTAGCAATCTCCGCATCTGTTATGATAGCAGGAACTGCACCAATATACTCAGGCAAAGTATAAGTCTTTAATCCTGGTCTGTATGATTTGTAATAAAATATAAAAACTTTCTGCTTTTTGTTCGGGTCATAACAAGGCAATGTTTCATATTCATCTGGTTTCAGGTTGGCCTTGTATGTGCCGTCTGTATTTACCCAACAATCGCTTATATAAAACTCGCTATTGTGTTCATTGCTTCTTACCCTGCTATAATCTACATGGTATAACTCAGCTAACTGACCTGTTTTGTCGCATACGCCTTTAAGATAAAAACCACCATATAACAATTCATCAAGTGATGTTTTTGAAAGTAAATCTTGCAGAGTTTCGTATGGATTAGGATTGTCAATAAATGCTCTTAATTGTGCTTCCGCTTCGCCTTCTAACCCTGTTGCATCAAATGCCCATCCCTGCCCTGTTATGTAT